TTTTTTTTCTGCTTCTAGTTTATAACCATTAGCAAGAAACTTGTCTATATTATTATCCCATACTTCTATGGAATTACCATCTTTGTATAGCTTTACTCTTTTAGCCATTATGCTGTACCTCGTACAAATTCATAAAATACTCTTACCACAATTCTTATTCCACCCAAAGGATATAATGTGCCTTCATCTGAACTAACTTCTACTATTTGGCTATTAAGAGAATTACCACCTCTAGTCCTATCTACATCAAGTGTTTCTTCTATAACCTCAATTAATTGATTGCGTTTTGTATCTAAATTAGTTTCTGTGCCTTTGACATAACCCACTAAAACATAATCTATTGTACCACTTCTTTTTCCTGCCGCAGTATCACCAAGAGTATAATCCTCTCGTACCTCGTCACCTGTAGAAATATAAATAGCAGGAAATTGAGGGTCAGCTAATTGTTCAGGTTCAAAAGGTTCTCTAGTAATTTTTTTTAATTCAATAGGCGAACTTACTGCATCTAATACAGTAATAATATTTGCCGCTATATCTTCTCTAATACTCATAATCTCAGTTCTCTTTCTAACACATTAAAGAATATCTTTTCAATATTTGTTTCTTCTTTTTTACTTATTCTAAAAAAGGGTCGGATAACTTTACTTTTACCAACACCTGCAACATCATGAAAAAATGCTTTTTTATTAGCTGATGCTTGTCTAAAAAATAATTGACCTTTACTGGGAGTGACTTTACTTGTTAATGAACTAAACATTTGTCCAGTATCAGTTAAATCAACAACACCAGATTCTTTAACTAATCTTCTTTTATATTTAGGTGAATAAGGTTTAAATGCCCTCCCTCTAAAGTCTACGCCTTTGCTTTGGGTACGTTCTTTAATAGAAGAAATCTCAAAAGCTGTCGCATTAGCTAAGGCTCTTTTAATTGCTCTTTGTACTTGTTTAGAAACTTTTTTTACTGATTTACTTACTTGAACAGAATTGTCCTTAATCCGAACATTCGCAACCATTAACGAACTAATCTTAATGTATGTATGGGTTCTTTTTCACTAGCGGTGACTGTATCATCACCATCTTCATTATATTCTACGCCATCACGCAATACAGCTTGGAACTCCTCTGAATATTTTGTTCTATAGTGTGCCATTTGTACTTGAAATGCATCTTGTCCGTCACCACCTTGTGGGTCTTTCCATTTAGTCAAGATAGGATAAATATATTCTGCTAGTGCTTTATAAACTACACTTCTAGTCCATTGAGCATTGGTTAATTTAGAACTATCTAATTCTAGTGTAGTGACTTTAGTAATATCTTTGTATCTAACTGTATGGCGGTATCTTTCCCACCATTCTTCTCTAATCTGTCTAATAACATCATTTTCAGCTTGTTGTAAGGGTGCATCAAAATCATTATTGCTATCTAGTAATCCATAGTCCTCTATATCTGGAACATAATTTTTAATATCTGTTATCGCTACTGAAAATTCTGTGGTTGCCATTAATCTTCTTTCTTCTTCCTAGTTCTTTTTGGTTTTTCTTCAGCAGGTTTATTATCTACTAAATCAAACCCTCTTAATTTCCAATGGATTAAATTTTTTTCCCAATCAAATTTAGTTCTTGTGATTATTTTATCGCCTTTTTTTAATTTAACTGTTTGCATTATAAACTCCTAATAGCAGGTGGGGATAAACCCCACCCACAAGCATATACTACTGGATTGATGAATCAAAGTGTAATTCTACACCATAAGAATCATGCAATTCGCCTACACCATAAACGGCAGTAGCAACAATCTCGTCTGCTCTTAGAGAAGCATCTCTTTGAGTTTCAATCTTGATGTCCTGCATCATAGCTAAGGCTAATGCATCCTTATGGAATACTGCACCTTTGTAATCACCTGCTGTACCTGTATTAGCCATATTTGAAGTTTCAAATACTGTAATACCTGCAATCTGACCTACATAACCTGAGCGTAGTGCTTCGTTCTGTAAATCACCTGCATTTGGATTTGCAAATGTGTTTGTTAAGTTTGCTTTTAAGTCATAAGCAATCTTTGGGTGTAATACTGCATAACACTCATTTGTTGGCAGTCCTGCCGCTCTTAGAGTTGATGCCGCATTGAAGATAGAAGAAGCCGCAATCGCTCCAGTTCCGTCACCTAAAGTGACTGAGAAACCATCAAATAATGCGATTAAATCTTCGTCCATTTTCTTTGCAATACCTTCACCAAATAATCTACCGATATCAGCCGCTACGTTTCTTGGTGCGGAGTTTCTCGCTAAATCAGTTAGTGTTGTCATTACGCCAACCTCAGATGCAGTGATTGTCACTGAACTTGGGTTTACTGCTGTGTTTGATAAATCAGTTGCTTCTGCTACACCTGCCGCCGCAATAGCTGAATCAATCGGAACTTCTACGGATTTACCACCACCTGCGATTGTGTAGTTTTTTACCAAGTTCTTCATTACAGATTGCTCTTGAATTACGAACTCAGCTTCAGCAACGATTTCTGTATATAGTTCACTTAAAGTTGAACTTGTGCTTTCGTTTGCCATTGTTATTTACCTTTCGTTTATTTTTTTAAGTTAATATGAGTGACACTGTCTCTAGATTTACGATACTCTGCGTATGCTTTTCTATCAGCAGGATTACTCATGTCTAAGTCCGAAATATTTAAAGTCTTATTCGTATTTGACTGACCCACATTAGCTACACTTCCGCTCCCAGAAGGAGTTGCGCTTTGAAAGTGTGCGTTATGCGTTAAAAACTCTTGTACAGCCTCATCAACTGTCAATAAGTCACCATCCTTGTTATATCTTGGAGTTCCGGAATTATCAACAACTTCTACTTTGCCATCTTTATTAAGATGAACGCTATTCTTTAGTAGAGATTTGATTTGTTCTGGATTGATGGCTTTATGCTTTGAAGCGGCATTGATTAATTGCTTATCAACTCTTTCATCTCTGAGTTCTGCTTCTAACTTATTTAGTTTATCATTATATTCTTGAGTTTTCTTTTTGATAACTTCATCAAACTTACCTCGCTCAAGTTGTTTTTCTTCTTCAGCTTTTCTTCTTTCATCAATAGCTGATTTTACATCATCTAATGAACCTACTCCTAGTTCATTAAGGATTTTCTGTTCTTGACGATAAAGTCTATCTTTGACTACTTTGTCAATATCAACTTGTTTTGGTTGAGGTTGTTCTACTGGTTGTTCTTGTTTTACTTCTACATTTTCTGTTATTGTTGCTTCCACCTGTTCCGTTTTATTCTCGTCAGACATAATTATAACTCCTTTATTAGTTATTTATTTAAGAGATATATAAAAAAATACTATTCTTCAATCAAATTTTCCCATTCAGGGTCGTATGGGATAAAGGAATGACGACATCTATAGCCACCTCTATTGATAAATGGGTCTGTTCCTGACTTTCCTGCCCATCTAGTAGAACCCCAAGTATCTATCGCTTCTTGCTCAGTAAAGACTTTATTAAGGTTGGCTCTACAAAAGGGTCTAGTGGTAATAATATTTGTGCCTGTGTATTTGTAAGATGTAATCCCTGCTTCATTAGCTTTGTACTTAGTAAACTGTCCGTCAAACTGCATTAAACTATCATGTGCCATTTGACTTGCGTATCTACGCATATTGTTTCCATAAACATCAGAACCATATTTAGATTGTAGTGTTTCTTTAGCAGTAGTGACTTGTGCTTTAATACTTGGGTTGTTGGAGTATCTATTCTTATCTATAAAATCTACTAGGTTGTTTATTTCTGTTTCATCACTTCTTTGGTAAACGCCATTTATCTTTGCTCTAATATTTTTAACCATTTGATTAAAGTCTTTGCCTACAATGGCTGACTGATAAACCTCATTGGCTAATGTGTCTAGGTAGGTGTTTGCAATATCCTCAAACCCACTAAAAGATAAAAACTTTAGTTGGTTAATGACTTCTAGATTAGGTTTCGTTAATGACTTAAATCTTACAGGGATAGGTAGTGGTTTAATAAACTTTTGATATTCTTTTATAACTTCATCATATTCACTACGGATAATATTATCTACTTCCGATAAATAGTTTTCTTCAATTAATCTTTTAAGGTTGGGTCTTAGTTGAATGGCTAGTTGGGTGGTTAGCTTTTCACCACCTGCGGTTGACTTAGTTAAGTCAGCAATAATGTCATCTTCAAGTTTTTTTAGTACGCCAATAACTCTTTCTTCGTGACTATCAATTAGTTTGTTTAGTATCTCTTGTTTTGCCATTCATTAAATTTTAAAACCTTTTTTCCAAGATTGTACTGCCCAATAAGCAGGTGATAGGTTCTTTTGACCTTTTACTTTGGCTAATATGGGTCTAAATCTAGCCATGAAACTTCTTTGTCTAGCAGGGATATTTTTCTTTATAGATAGGTTAGGGTCGCCAAATCTAACAACTTTAACATTGCCAGTTGCTTTATTCTTTACATAAACACCAAACTTCTTTGATTTGCTTGGGGTTCTGAATGGCTTATTCAGCTTTACTTGACGACCTCTATAAGTAGCCATTATTTCTTTTTCTTTTTCTTCTTCATAGTAGACTTCTTTGGCGGTCTACCTCTTTTACTTCCGTATGTTCCTTTTCCTTGTGGCATTTTACTTTCCTTTCTTTTTCTTTTTTTTCATAATAGCTTTTTGTAAAGCCATTGGTAGTTTCTTTTGTTTCTTGGTTAGTGCCATTGCTTATCCTTTCTTCATAATGTTTAAAACACAATAGTTCTAACATACCATATCTATAATTAAAACCTATACAGGCAAATTTACCACAAAAGCATTTCTTTTGACCATGTTGTTGATGTGTCCAGTTATAGAAATCATTAACTGAAACAGTCTTGCCTTTTACTTTTTCTTTTTGCGTAAGTCTAAGTCGTGTTTCCGACTACCTCTTAGAAAGGAGTTTACTCTACCCATAGACCAAGCCGCCATAGGAACTCTGCGACTACCTGCTGATAAAAATGCACCCTGTCCTCTGCGGTACACTTTAGCTAGTGTTCCATATGTATATCTTTTAGATGCCTTTGCTTTTCTTTGTAAGGTGGCTTTAACTGTAGCTGATAATGGTTTTCTTCTTACTGCCATTATGCTTTAGTCCTTGAACGCAATAATGACATTGGGATGCGTTTCCCTGCTTTATATAATGCTGATACTCTTTTGATTAGTGATGCACGTTTTTGTCTTTTAGCACCTTTAAGACCTGATAGATATTTCTTAGGTACTTTCGTTTTTTTATCTTTGGGAACTTTACGCTTCTTCAACTTCTTCACCCTCAATAGTTGGAGTTGAGAATTGACCAATAGTGATTGCCTTAGCATCTATTTCACTATCTATTGTATTAATCTTTTCATCATCATCTACAACCGCTCTAGCAATCTGTTTGTCTACTTCTTTTAAGAAACTATCTGATTGAACACCACTAGCTTTTGCTTGTTGTAGGAATTGTAAGTCACTAGCATAATCTCTAAGGTTGAAACTATCAGGATAAATAATTTCACCATCAAATGTTTGGTTCTGCCATTCAGCAAATAGTTTCCAGATTTGTTCTTCAGCATTTTGTAAGTAATCAGCTTTTTCTGCAATACGAGCATTTAATAATTCAAACTCAGTACGCAAAGCCACTCCAGAAGTAATTTGTGTTTTTGTATTTCGTACTGCACCCATATGTGTGATTCTATTAATAGCATCTACCTTC